TTCGAACGGTCCTTGGCACGCGACAAATGACAACGCCCGTTTGACAAAATCGGCGTCAGCGGCATTTCTGTGGGGCCTTGAAAAGAACTTCCAATCGCCGTCCCAGAATCCAGCTCCGTGGCCGTTGCGCGTTAACCAGAAATCGTGGCCAATACGCTCGCATTCGCTGAACGAGAAACCGAACACGGGAACGGCGGCGATAAACTTGTCAACGTCGCTATTTATCGCGGTCATTAGAGAAGTGCCGAAGTCGCGCTCGCCGGGCTCTTCCGTGAAGCAAATCGCGTCGAGGTAGCCACGCAGGATATATCCGCGGCGTTCGGCTGTTTGATGGCGCTGGAGGTAATTTATGGTCATAACAGTGTCTCCGTTGGTTGCTCGGCGTCTGCCGATGAATGTACGTTAGCGCTTACTCACATGTGTGTCAATAACTAATGTATAAAAATGCAGACACATAAAACGCGTTGCGGATTTGGCTGGATATCGTCACGTTTTGCCTACCATTGATATCCCTCCTAGACTATGCCAGCGCTGTGTAAAAACGGCGCTGGCACTCTTTATATATATAGAGGCAATTTGGTTCACACTTCCGCACCTGTTGATTGGCATGAGATATTGCGACGATACATCGGTGGTGAATCGGTCACGGAGCTTGCGAAAGCGTATCCAGTCACGCGCCAGGCTATTAGCAAGCGCGTCAAGAGCGCGAACCTCGATAATCGCGTTAGGAATAAGATACGCAAGGCGAGGGCGAAACGTGGCCAGAGTGTCACGCAACCAATTGCGCAACCGGTCGATGTTACGCAACCAATCGCGCAACCAACGATCGGCGATGATCGCAGAGCTGCACTCGTCGAGTTGGTATCGCTAGGCGCAACAGTTTCGGAAGCGTGTAAATCCATCGGGATTAATCGCAGCACGTTCTACAATTGGCATAGCGAGCAATGCGGTTTCGCGGATAGCATCCAACAAGCGCAGCGTGAGTTTCTGGCGTTGAATTTAACGTCTATGAAAAATGCGGCAGAACGTGGGGATTGGCGTGCGGCTGATAGGATTCTCCAGGTTAATCCAGCGACTAAGGCGAGGTATGGTCAGCAGGCGAACACGTCGCAAACTACCGCCATGGTTGCGCTTCGCATAGGCCGAGACACTGCGACGATCGGTATTGCCACGGGTAACTCACCCGATGCAATCACTAACGAAAACAATGACTTAGACGGCTTTGACGGTGACGATGACGGTTCGGTGGTCATCGATGGGTAACAATCGGCAAGCAATCGATCGAATTCGCGCACGATCGTTGCGCCACCCACCCCCAACGACCGCCGGCTTGCGGCGACGACGACATTGCTAGCAACCCCTCTCGTAAATCCCCCTCTCGCAATAAAAATAAAAAAATCATGGTAGCCAACATCATCGATTTCCCAGAACGCTCTGCGCGAATACGCGAGGTGCTGCGTTCGGTTGACGATGATGTTGACCATTTATCCACGGTCGTCGTATTGTCGATGGATCGCGCTGGCAAAGTAAATTGCTCGTGGGCCGAAGCCTCGCCCGAGAAGTTGGCGTTGATGTTGTTTGTGTTCGAAAGCACTCTTCGCGATATCGTATCGAGTGACGAGGTTGCGCATTGAGCGATGTCAAGGTTGCGCAACCCGAGTTGCGTTGCGTGCGTTGCGATCGTGTTGTTCACGAAGAATTCTGGCTTGATCTCGTTGATGGCGTTTGGCGCTGCGATGGTTGCGGCAAAGAGTTTTCTGATGTCCAACATCCTCACGACGCCTGAGTGGCAACGTGGTCATGCTGGTGAAGTCAAGGTTGCGCGGTTTCTCCGTGATCGCGGTCATTTTGTTGTGATGGTGAAGGACGGCGCGATAGCTCCTGCGATGGTTGGCGCCACTGATAAGATCGTATTACCTGACTTGTTGGTGAGCAAAGACGGTGTCACGAAATTCTGTGAGGTGAAGTCACAGACGCCAAGCTTTACCCGTCGTCATGGTCGCTATGAGGTTGCGATTAATGCCGGCGCCATGCGTCAGTATCGCCGTTGCGAGAGCGTGACGGGATTGCCGGTGTATCTGGCGTTTGTGATTGACGATGATATTCGGTTTACGTCGTTGAGTGCTGAGAGCGAGCATCGCGGCGATTACCACTGGTATGCAGTGGGTAAGTTGTCAGCGTTATGAGTGCCAAGGTTCTTTATCTTGATTACGAGCCGCAACCACGACAGCAGATCCTGCATGAGACAAAAGCCCGGTTTGTCATGTATGGCGGTTCAGCCGGCGGAGGAAAATCGCACGCATTAAGGATGGACGCAGTCTCCTACTGTCTCCGCAATCCTGGTTGCCAAGCCTACTTGTTTCGTCGCACGTTGATGGAGTTGGAAGCGAACCATATTCGTTTCATTCGAGAGTTGCCGCCGGAAGCCGGGACTTGGATGGAAGCGCGCAAAACGTTTGCTTTTAACAATGTTAGTAACCTTGTTTGCGGCTACTGCGAGAATGACCAGGACGTGCTGCGGTATCAAGGATCAGAGCAGCATTATCAGGGAATTGACGAAGCCGGCACGATGACCGAGTATCAGCTTGCGTTCCTGAGATCGCGCTCAAGACTTGGTGGCTGGAAGCCTGTTGAGACAGAGTATCTGCCAAAAATTGTGTACACGGCCAACCCCGGTGGAGTGTCGCATGGTTATTTAAGAAAAACTTTTTTGGACAGCGCGCCGCCAGAAACGATCTTCTACGAGAAATCGAGTATCGATCCAAACGATCCCAGCGACAAAGGCTGGCCGAGCATTTTTATTCCAGCGCGGATGGCGGACAACAAATACCTGGATGCTGACTACCGTGGCGCCTTTGGTGGCTTGCCGGATGAGTTGGCCAAAGCGCTGCGTGATGGCGATTGGGACATTGCCAGCGGGAGTTTCTTTGCTGATGTTTTCAAACGCGACCAGCACGTTGTTAAACCATTTTCGATACCGGAACATTGGTTGCGCTTTACCGCTTATGACCACGGATCAGCGCAACCGTTTGCCAACCTCTGGTTTGCCGTTGCGAGCGAGGATTACACGGAAAATGAGTGCAATATTCCGATGGGGGCGTTAGTCGTCTACCGGGAATTGTATGGCGCTATCGAGAACAAGGACGCTGGCTTAAAGCTGCCGGCAGAAGAAATCGCCACTCGCATTCGTGCGCTGGAAACCGGCGAGAAAATCACTTATCGCGTTGCGGACCCGTCGATCTGGCGAACCGAGGGCGGCGGTCCCAGCATTGGTGAGCGCATGCTCAATCGCGGTGTAAACCAACGACGCGCTGCCAACTCGCGCATTGCCGGCTGGGACTTGGTCCGGCGGCGACTTGCCGGCGAGGATGGTGCGCCGATGATGTTTTTCTTTGATAGCTGCGTGCATTTGATACGGACGCTGCCGGTGCTGATCCATGACGCGCACCGCATCGAGGACATAGCACAAGCACCGAAACAACCGGACCACCTTGCTGACAGCTTGAGATATGGCGTCAGTTCCAGACCGTATACGACGGCGTTGGTGGTCGAAGAAGATTATGACCCGGCTCGCTTGCCAACACTTCGCGAGATGATAAAGCCGGAAATGCAGACGAGACAAAAACGGGTGCGAATATGAGCGATCTTAAAGCCGCGATCAGAGCCGTGCGAGCCTATCGTGATCAATATCACCTGGCGATGGATCTTGAACGGGCATTGACGACGATCGATACCGCACCGCACCAAATTGCCAACTTGCAGCGCCAGATTGCCGGATTGTCGAAAGAAGTCGCGGATCTGGAAGATGCAAAGGACAAAATCCAGGCTGTGGTGTCTTCGATCAAGAGCGAGACGGTAGAGGAAACCGCCAAACTCCGTGCTGATCACGCGGTAACGGTCGCTGAGATCGGCGCCAAGCTTGAATCGGAAATGACAAACGCGGCAAAGGTGCGCCAAGAGCGTCGCGACGAAATGCGCGCCGAGGAACAGCGGCACTTAGCGTCGTTGAATGCAATAAAAGATCAAATCACAAAGGCAAAAGCCGATGCAAAAGCGACAACCAAAAACCCGACACGCCAGCGCCGCAAAGCGCCTGATCTGGCTGTAGAGGTCACAAATCCGTGATGTATATCGAAGCTGCTGCGCCTGAGAGAAAAGGCGGCGATTACTGGATTAACGCGATCACCACGGCGCGCGAACGGGAACAATCCTGGCGAGAACGCGCTCGCAAGGTCATCGATCGGTATCGTGACGAGCGTCCGTATAACGAAGATGAAACAAGAATAAACATCCTCTGGGCCAATACCGATGTCCTGTCGGCAGCGCTTTACCAGCACACACCAAAACCGGACATCCGGCGACGATTTGGTACTGCTGACGCGCCGGCACGACTGGCCGCGCTGGCTATGGAACGGATGCTGTCGTATAGCGTCGATCAATACCATTTCGATGCGGTAATCAGGGACGCCCTGTCCGATTATCTGCTAACCGGTCGCGGCGTTGTCCGTGTTCGCTACGATCACGACACTGAAACGCGCAAGACGATGATCGCGGCTCTGGACGATGATGGCCTTGTTGTCGAGAAAAGCGTCTCGGAAGATGAAATTGTTGACCAGCGTTTTCAATGCGAACCAGTTGCCTGGTCGGATCTGATCCTTGGACCAGCGCGTTGCTGGCGTGAGGTCGAATGGATCGCGTTCCGACATTATCTTGATCAAGATCAGCTTGAAGCGCAATTCGGCAGTGCCGGCAAGGATGTCGAGTTAACGCATACAGCGGAAGGTCGGGAGCGAGATTATGACGATGATTCTACTGCCAAGCGTGGGGTCATTTTTGAAATTTTTGACAAGCGGAACCGGCGAGTTCTTTTTGTTGCGAATGACGGTAGCGTTCTAGCCGACGACGACGATCCTTATGGATTGCAGGATTTCTATCCAATCCCAGAGCCGCTTTACTACACGCGGACTACGGATTCGATGGTGCCAATACCATTTTTCACGCTCATTCAAGATCAGGTTTTTGAGCTAGATCTCGTTTCCGGTCGCATAGCCGTTCTGACGGAAGCGCTCAAACGACGCGGCGTTTATGATGCCAGCATGGACGGTCTTGGCCGGCTTGCCGATGCGGGTGACAACGAATTCGTGCCGATCGACGCCTACCAGGCATTGCTGGAAAAGGGTGGCTTATCCAGCGTTATGGCGGAAGCGCCAATCGCCAACCTGGTCAATGTGCTGCAAACCCTGCAAGCCGCGCGCCAGTCGATCATCGAGATCATTTATGAAATGCTTGGCATCAGCGACATCATGCGTGGTGTCTCGGCAGATCGTGAAACGGCAACGACCAGTAGAGCCAAATCGTTTTTCGGTAGCCTTCGTCTGATAAATCAGAAACGCGAGGTCACCCGCTTTGTCCGGGACGTGTTCCGTCTGAAAGCGGAGCTAATCGCCGAGCATATCGATCCCGGCGTGTTGATGGCCGCGACGCAAGTGATGCTGGATGAATCCGCAATCGCGCTACTGCGTGACGAAATGCAGCGGAATTATCGCCTCGATGTCGAGAGCGACGATAGCGTCCTGCAAGATCAAGTTGCTGAGCAAGAAGCACGCACGCAAGCAATGCAGGTTGCCGGCGGCGTTATTGCCCAGGTTTCGCCGCTTGTCGAGAGTGGCGTAATGCCATTCGAGGCGGCAAAAGCGCTGGTTGGCTTTGGCTTGGGAGCGTTTAAGAAAACCCGCGAGATTGAGGAATTCCTGAACGCGTTGCAGCCACCAACACCGCAAGAGGCGCCAGAGCAAAATCCAGAAGCGCAACTGGCGATTGTCGAGAAAGAAGCGCGGGCCGTCGAGGCTCAGATGTCAGCACAAATCGAGCAGCTCAGAACGCAAGTCAAGATGCGCGATCTGGAATTGAAATCACTGGAAATCGATCTGAAGGCCGCTCGCCAAGACGACGATCTTGAAATAGCGCAGCAGAAACTGGCGCTGCAAGCTGAGAAAAATGAGATGGATGCTGACGTTGCAATTGCGAGAGAGCGCACACGGCTATCGGAACTCGATCAAGACCGAGACTTGAAAACTCGGGAGCTAGATTTGCGTCAGCGCGAGATGGAGCAAAATAATCATGGCTGAAGAAGATCCCCAAATCCGGCGGCAGCGGTTAAACATACGACAGCTTACCCCAGAACAAGCAAGCGCGGCGGTTGCACGATACACGCCAGAGCCGCTCGTAGCGCCAGCCGGCGCATATGTGGCGCCCAGCAATACATATGTAACGCCAAACGGCGCGGCGGTTACGCCGCCGCCACCAGCACCACCACCGCAACCGAGTAATAGGGCGCGGGCGTTGGCGGAAATCCTGAGTCAGACGCGTTACACCGTCGCGGATTCGGGCCCTAATCAGGGCGATGAGTCGACTAGGTTGCCTAAATTCTACGCGAACATGAACAACGTCAACACTCAACGTTACGGCGGCGACTACATTCCAAGCGACCGATACGATATTGAAGTACGGCCAGAAGATAACGATGGTGAGTATCTGTATAGTTTGTTTGATAAGCTGGGGTCAGGAGTTGCGCAGCAGTATGCTACCGGCGGTTCTCCCGGCGATTCCGACGAGGACATGATGGCGCGAAACCTGACCGGATTCATGAGGAATTATAAAAATTACGTTCCAGAAGATGATCTCGCGCTGGCTCTAGCGGAAATATACGCGACGAACCCTGGTGCTGCTCCTGGCCAAACCGGCAGCAGGGGCCAGCCTGGTCAAGCTGATAAAGCTGGGTCTGTCGGCGGCGCGAATACGCCGGGGGCGACACTTGGGAGCATGGCAAAAGGATTTAATAATCTGGAGGGCATGCCGGTGGGCAATCTTAGTTTTGCGCTTGGCCTTTATAACTCAATTAAGCACGGCCACTTTGCTGGCCCTGGATACGGAAAGCTAGACAAAGATGGGAATGTTATACCAGGGACGTACAAAGGCGGCGCTGGTTATAGTCCCGGTCGAACAAGCTTTACTGGACCAGGAGGACAAACCGGACGAGCTGGCACCGGCAGCGATGGCGTATCGGGCGGCGGCGGCGGCATCAGTACATGACCAAATACCTCTGGTGGAATAACCAATGGACCGCCGCTGAAACACTCAAAAAGGATCGCACGATTGGCGGTCCTTTTGTCATTTCGGACATCGATGAATACCGAGCCATCGGCTTGCCGGGAGCGCCGATGATTGGCAGTCGCAGTCAGCACCGTGCGGAATTGCGCCGGCATAACATGATTGAAATCGGCAACGATCGCCCAAAGAATTTCGGTAATATAAACAGGCAAAAATGATGACGAATGACCTACGCGAAGCAATTTCGGCAGCATATGACAAAGTCGAAGCTGAGATGCCAGTTGAAGAGCCGGTAGAGACAGTCGAGGAACTTGAAGCCGGCGAGGAAGCAGAGCCGGAAGAGCTTGGCGAGCCGGATAGCGGCGAAGAGCTTGAGGCGAGCGACGACGACACTGAAGAAATTGAAGAGCCAGAAGCCAAGGCGAGCGCGGATGAAGAGCCAGCGCCACCGGTCAGCACGATGTCGGATGACGATACGCGTGCATACAAGGAATTGCAGCAAGTACTTGAGCCGTACAGAGAGCGGCACGCATTACAGGGTATGTCATCAGCGGCAGCAGTTGCGCAATTGCTGTCCGCTGCTGAAGCCTTGCAGCGTGATCCGGTCAACAGCTTGAGACAACTTGCCGACAATTTGCGTGTTGATTTACGTCAATTCAGCCAACCCGCAAGCGAACCAGAAGACGAATTCGAAGACGAGTTTGTCGATCCACAAACAAAACAACTGCAACAGCGTGTCCACCAGCTTGAATCGGTATTGACCGCGCAACACCAACAGCAACAGCAATCAAATCAGGCGGGCCTACATTCCGAAATTGCCGAATTCTCGTCAGCAAAATCTGACGATGGATCGGTGTTGCATCCGCATTTCGATACGGTGCGACCGAGAATGGTGGCTTTGCTTCAATCAGGAGCAGCAGCATCGCTAGATGAAGCCTATGATTCCGCCGTTTGGTCGTCGCCAGACCTGCGAAAAACCATGCTCGATCAGCAAGGAAAAGCAGCGACAGCCACGAAAGCCAAACGCGTTGTCAGAAGCAAACGAGCGGCGCGCAACCTCCGATCTGAAGCATCTCCTGTCGAAAAGCTGAAGCCAAGGTCGCTGCGCGAGACGATTGAAGCGGCATATGACGCGCATGCCAACTAAAAGGAAGTAGAACATGGCTAATACTGATGTAAGCCAAATCATCGCGACTAGTTTGCGCGATCGATCTGGCGCTCTGGCTGATAACATTACGAACAACAACGCGCTTCTTCGTAAGATTAATCAGTCTGGTAATCGTAAACCTTTCGCTGGTCGAGACATCGTTCTTGAGCTTCATTATGCAGACAACAACAGTGTGCAGATGTACTCAGATTATGACCAGATTTCCACAACGCCGGCTGATGTAATTTCGGCGGCGGTGTATCCGGTCAAGCAGCTTGCTGGCTCGATGACCATTTCCGGCCTTGAACAGATTAAAAACAGTGGCAAAGCAGCCGTTATCGATCTGGTCGAAGCCAAAATGGAAAACCTTGAACTGTCGTTGCAAAACGAACTTGCTGCGCAGCTATACAAGGACGGCTCCGTTGCCAACGATCTAAATGGTCTACAGAATCTTGTTCAAGACGATCCGACGAGTTCGGAAAGTGTTGGATCGATCAACCAGGCCACATATAGCTTTTGGCAAAATAAAATCTATGATTTTAGTGGTGCCGGCGTAACTGCGTCGTCAACGACCATTCAAGCTGCCATGAACAATGTTTGGCTGCAATGTAGTCGTGGTGCCGATATGCCAGACTGTATTGTCGCTGACAGTACTTATTACAATCACTACTGGACTTCGCTGCAAGCTATACAGCGAATAATGAGTGATGATTCAGGCGCATCTGGGTTTACGTCTTTGGCGTACTTGAATGCACCAATTTACTACGACTCCAATGCTCCAGCCGCACATATGTACATGCTTAACTCTAAATATTTGCAGTTACGGTATCATCCAGATACCAACTTCAAGGCTTTGGAGCCAAGGTATGCATATGGTCAAGATGCGATGAGTACGATCGTCGTCTGGGCCGGTAATCTGGTCTGTTCCAATCGGTCCTTGCAAGGCTTAGTCCTCGCGTAATCAAACGACGAAAGAAAGGAGTTAAGTAATGAGTAATTTCGTAAGCATCGAGTCTTTCGTCGTGCCGCAAGGCATCGCGGATACCTCCACTTCGCAGAAAGTTCCGCTTGGAATGACTGTGCGAGCCAAAGACAATGCCACTACGGCTTATGGAGTAGGTACGTTCATCTACTTGAAAGGCGTAGCAAGTACGGTTCTTGGTAGCGTAGTCACATACAATGCCGACGATATGTCCACTACATTGGCTACGGCCAATGCGATTGGTCCTGTCGCTACGTCGATGAGCATCAATGTAGCCAGCTCGTTTGGATGGTATCAAATCCATGGCAAGGGTGTTGCTAAAGTATTGGCAAGCTTTGCGGACAATGCAGACTGCTACCTTACCGCTACCGGTGGTTCTGTAGACGACGCGGATGTTGCGGGTGATAGTATTCGCGCAATGAAAGGAAGTTCCGGGATCGGAACTCCGTCGACAGGACTTGCGGAAGTAGAAATGTCGTTTCCGTTTGTAGATAACGGAAACGCTGACTAATGGATCTGGCGGCATCGATACTGGTGCCGCCATTTCTTTTACTGGAGGAAATATGAAATACGCACCGAATTACGACCGCATAAAGAAGTCTAAGAAGAAGAAATCCGCCAAGAAAATGAAAAACACTTACTAGGATTTTGCCATGTCTTTGCTGACGATGATCCAACAAGCGTTGAAAGAAATTGGCGAATTTGAAGTTCCAGCGACGATCATCAGCAACACCAATCCGACAGCCACGCAATTCTTAGCGCTGGCACAACGCGAAGGCCGCGAGCTATCGCGCCGACATCATTGGCAAGCGTTGGTGACCGAGAAAACCCAGACGCTGACGAATGGCACCGAGGGCTATAACTTGCCAGCAGACACACGGTTCGTGGTCCACGCCACCTATCACGATCGGACTAATCGATATCCGATGCAGGGACCGCTGAATGCCAGCGATTGGCAATTCCTAAAAGCGGAAGCGGCGACAGGATCACGCAATCGGTTTTTCCGCACGCGCGGCGATCAGATTTTGATTTATCCAACGCCAACCGCCGCCGACACGATCGCTTATGAGTATGTCAGCGATAAGTATTGCGAGAGCGCTAGCGGTACAGCGCAGAACGCCTGGGCTGCTGACGCCGATGTTGGAAGGCTTGACGAGGAATTGATGGAAGCCGGCTTGATCTGGCGTTTCCTGCAAGCAAAGGGTTTGCCGTCTGATCGACAACGCGGTGAATACGAGACGCTTGTCACCCGTGCGATCGCCAGAGACGGCAGCAAGCCAACATTGCAAATGGGTCGCCGTGCTGGCTTGCGGAGCAACAGTTACATACCGAACACCAACTCGATCACCTGGTCGAACACTGTGCTGACGTGGGGATCTTGACATGGCGACGCTGACTGATCGCACGCTGACGAGCACCTATAAAGGTCTGCTGTTTGTCGACAATTCCGGCAACGGCGTTGATGGCACTTTGCGTGTTGTCGAGGATGGTGAAGGCACGGATAGCGCGCTCCAACTGTCATCTAGCGCGATGAGAGTAGCCGGCGACCTGACGGTGACCGGCACCACGACGCTGAATGGCATTGCCGGCGATGCTTTTATGTCCGGCGCTGACAGCAGCACCGACAATGCCGTTGTGCGGTTTGGCGGAACTGGCGGCGCTACGATTCAAAACAGCGCCGTCATCATCGATGACAGCAACGTGGTTACTGGCATTACATCGCTGACTGTCGATAACCTCAACGTTAACGGTAATAGCGTTATATCAACGGACTCGAATGGCGCAATAAATCTAACGCCAAACGGAAGCGGCGCTGTCGCGGTGTCCTCCGACTTGACGATGGTCGACAATAAATACCTGATTGCCGGCAGCAATTCCGACATTAAGATTGGCTATGACGAGTCTGGGATCGACGCGCTGCAAATTGGTGCAAATATCGAAGGCGCGGCGCTCAAACTGCATTTATACGCGGACCAATCTGATGATAATGCTGACAACTGGCTTGCCACGGTAGCCGATGGTGGCATCATCACGCTCGGCAGCAAGATCAGCGGAAGCTATGTCACGCATTTGACGGTAACACCGCATGCCACTGTTGCCTCAAGCACGATTGCTGCTGCCGGTCACTTGACTGTCGCCGGCAACCTGACGGTGTCAGGCACGACCACAACGGTAAATAGCACGACGTTGCAAGTGAAAGATCCAATCATCGCTCTTGGAACTGCCGATGATGGCGGTGCGCCTGTACCCGACGATAACAAAGATCGTGGATTGTTGCTGCATTACCATACAGGCAGCTCTGCAAAAACGGCCTTTATTGGCTGGGACGACAACGATGGTAAATTCACGATGATCCCAGACGCGACAATTAGTAGCGAGGTCGTCAGCGGCACTGTTGGGACGTTGAAGTTGACCGGCGTCGATTTTGCAG